ATACGGTTGATAATTGGGCAGGAAGTGAGAGTGAGGAGATTGAGATCGCGGGTAAAATATTTAATACCAATTCTTTCGTTCGAATGATGGGCTGGTATTTATCCGAGGGTTCATTAACGTTAAGAAAGAAAGATAAGAACGGACATTATAATTCAACACAACTATGCATCTCCCAGTCAAAAAATAAGAATTTTAGTGAAATTGAAGATTGTTTATCCAAAACATTTCAGACTAACGTTTATTATAGTGCATATAAAGAGTTTGGGGGTCGTTTCACAATACTGTTAGATAAATCATATGATCCATTTGTTCAATGGTTAAAATCATTGGGTGATAGAGCGTGTACGAAAACAATTCCAAAAGAAATAAAATTATTATCGAAAAAATATCTTTTTGAATTTTTGTTATCCTATTGGAAAGGGGATGGTTTCGGTGGGGGTGAGACTTTCATGGATGGAAATCGTCATATTGTTACGTCATCAAAACAAATGGCCGATGATTTATCGGAAATAATTTTAAAGTGTGGTTATCGTCCTTCATTGAAAATTATTGATAAGAGGGGTGTAACAACATTTTCAAAGAAAAGAAATAGGTCATTTACGACCAAACAGTTAATTTATAAGGTGGGCATTTTGATGAGTAAGCATTTCAATTCAATACATAGACATTTTAATGTGATTGATAATTGGAAAGGTGAGGTTGGTTGTTTACAATTAAAAAAGAATTCGACATTATATATAAGGAGAAATGGTCAATCAATTTGGAGTGGGAATTGCAGGCATTGTATAAGATTATATTTGACGGCTGGAATAGGAAGTGAGCCTAAATTATTCACAGCCGAGGAGTTAATTGGCAACGGAACGAATATCGGTAGAAGGGTGGCTGATTGGAAACCGACGATCATCACGGCAGTTCATCCGTTCTGCTACGATGATAAAGTCGAGGTGTTAACGAATAAGGGGTGGAAATTTTTTAAGGATTTGGATAAAACCGAACTATTTTTATCAATTAATCCTGAAACAGGAGAAGGAGAATACGTTCCGGCGGTGGCGTGGATTAATCAGTATTATGAAGGTGATATGGTGTACCGGAAATCAAAATGTTTCGATCTCGCCAACACGCCGAACCATGTTCATGTAGGTAGGAAACATGGGCAAAAACATATTTCATTGGTGAACGAAAGTGATATCAAGGATAATTTTTCATTCCTCTCGTATATTCCTTCATGGAAGGGCATTGATACCCCCTTTATAGTCATTGATAATAAAAAATATGACACCAATTTGTTTTGTGAATTTTTAGGTTATTATTTGTCGGAAGGCTCTTTCACAGAGTGGGGTGATAAGAATCGTACGATACCGAGGAGAAGAGTTAATATAAGCCAAAAAAAATCCGAAGCGAAAGAGAAAATAATTAAATGTTGCAGGGCATTATTCAAAAATGTTATCGTAACAAAAGAAAGGATTGAATTTAACTTAAACAAGGAGAATGACAAGGATTTGATACATATAATTCGATCATTCGGTCACGCGCATGAAAAATACGTACCCGATTTCATAAAAGAATTATCACCTAAATACATTAAAATATTTCTTGATGCGTTTCTTCTAGGTGATGGTACGGTTCATCGTGGTGTTTTGTATGATGGGTATCAGTGCAAGCCTCAAAGGATATACTCAACATCATCGGTGAAATTGAAGGATGACTTGGGTGAACTTTTATTAAAAGTGGGGAAATGTCCTTCGTTTAAAAATAGAGGGAAATCGATCTATCATTGTAAAAAACAGAAGAAAGATTATCTTACCAGATATGACCAATGGAATGTCGCTGAACTGAATTCAAAATACAGGTACGGGAAAGTTATGAAAAAAGAAATAAAACCTTATAAAGGTTTTATTTATGATGTTGAACTTGAGAAGAACCATACATTGGTTGTTAGAAGAAACGATAATGTATGTGTCAGCGGCAACTGCCGTTGTTTGGCACGACGATACATGAAAGGTGATGTTTGGGACAAGGAAACGAGGTCATTCAAGCAACCGATTGATTATAAAAGAAAAACAGCACCGGGTGCAAAGGTCAAAATTATTGTTGGTGACAAAGTTTTTTATACTTAAAATTGTATATACGGAATTAAAATCTTATTTTTACGTATAAAAATTTGTCATAATTGCAATCAATAATGGAAGAGACGAGTACATTGGTAAAACTTATAGCGGATAATGGGATCACGGTGGTCATGAGTGCGATTATGATCATTATATTCCTCAACGTATTCAGGAAAACTACCCAGAATTGGGCGAGATTGGAAAAAAAGAATGATAAGTTGACGGATATGATTCTTGCGAAAGGTACGGCGAGTGATTACATGAAAAAGCAAACGGAGATAAACGATAATATGCTTTCGATCTTGAAAGAAATCCGGGAGGGTGCAACGAAAGAATGTACAATAGAACAAGTGAAAACGACAACAAACGCGTTATTTGATCTTGCAAAATTCACCATGTTCGAAGAAGTTCTCAGAATAAGAAAGGAGAACCATCTAAATAACGAGAACGCCGTGAACGCGAAGGTGAAGACCATAGTTCGTCAAAGAATAAACGATAGAAAAAGTAAACTGTATAATTATAATTGGAAGGGGAAACCCTTGAGCGAATTTAATTCCATATCGAAAGAAGATATAGCTGACATAATGCTTAGTGAATTATACGCATCCGACGGTTTTTCCGAGGATAGGGTTAAAAGAAACATCGAATTATTTTACGATAATATGAAGCTAGATTTATTTAATGAAATCATAGCGTATAACAATTTATAGTATGGGTTGGTTAAAAAAAATACTGGGACAACGGAATGAAAGTGACGAGGCGAAGGTAGCCCGTTACATTGAACTATTAAAAAGCTTGGACGTTATTTCGATACAAGGAGAAGAACTCGCGGATTCATTCAGATTGAATAAGTCAATTGTTGAAGATTTGAGTATCTCGGGTGATATTATTGAACAGGAAAAGCGACTATCAAAGTTCAACGAGTTTATGATTTATCATAAACAGAATGTACATGATCTGATCAAATCGAAAATGAAAATTGAGAAAGAGATGGATCAATTAAGAAAGGATGAATCGATTATGGAAGAATGTGAGAGCGTTGACAGATATTTTGAATCGAAAAAACTTTTCAAATCAGGAAGTATTTCAATGGACACATTTAATAAGTTGATTCAAAAAGGCAAGGAAGGTCCTGTTGAATACTCGGATGTTCTTGTTTTTGATGGCGATGGCCGACTTCTAATTTTACATAGAATACAGGAAGGTAAGTCCGATGAAGGGGGTGAATGGTGTATCCCAGGAGGTCATGTTGATTACGGTGAGAGTCACCGTGATGCAGCTGAACGCGAATTGAAGGAAGAGACGGGGTTAAAATTGAATTTTCAGCCTTCGCCTATCGGTTTTTATCAGGATCGTGATAGTTCAATAAACTATTACAGGGCGTTCACTGATGATAAGCAACCTTCGGTGATGGTCGATAGCACTGAACACGACGGGGTTGAGTGGATTGAACTTAAAGATTTAGATAAATATGATTTTATTTTCAATATGAAAGATAATATTAAAAAACTTACCGGCATGGAAGAGAAAGAATCAAAGGGACCTGAAACGATTGAGATACTCGCGAAAGCGTTGAAGGAAGGAAAGATCACTCCTTCGTTTTTCAAGGAAGCGGTTGAGAAGGCGAAGAATAAAACATATTTCTCCGAGAAGGAGAGGGGTAAACTTGCAAAAGAAGGCGAAGCGATGCCCGATGGAAAGTACCCTATAAGAAACAGTCAAGACCTCAAAGATGCCATCAGATTGGTCGGTGCGTCATCAACCCCTAAAAATGAGGTGAAGTCTTGGATTAAGAAAAGAGCGAAAGAATTGGGTCTTGAAAGCGAATTACCTGAGAGTTGGCGTGAAAAAGATGTTGAGAAAGGAATGGGTGTTGAACAGGCCGGGGTGATAGCGAGAGAATCATTGGATGGTGAAACAAAAGATGATCGTGTTGAGAAGTCAGGTTTTTCTGTTACCGTTAGTTTTGATGATTCTGAGCACGCGGAACTTTTCAAATCAATGGTTGAAGAGATTAAGGCAGAAGGGAAACTTCGAATGACGGGAATCGATATTTCTGAATTAGAGAAATCAGATCCCGGGGATAAATCATTGTTCAGAGATTATCTCAATTTTATCGAAGGCGTGAAAACGAGGATCAAGAACATTCATTGGAGCGAGGAGGATAATTCAAAACATGTTTATCTGGATGAACTTGCCGACGAAGTTTCTGATTTCGAAGATAAATTCGCGGAGGCAGGTCAATCAGAGTTCGGGAGATTCGGTGATGGTGAGATTGTTGGTGAACAGATTGATGTGAATGATCCAATTGAACTAGTTGATCTTCTATTTGAAAGAACGGAAGAGTTAAGGGCGATACTGGATGGCGACCCTGATTATAACGGTGAGATTTCTTGGATCGATGATTTCCTCGCCACGTTGAAACAAAGTAAATATAGATTACAGTTACATTAAGATAAAAGGGGTTCCCCGGGGAACCCCTTCATTTGAAATTTCAAGCATGATGGAAAAATCCAAAAGAGCGGCTTATATGGGTGAAATCAGAACTTGGGGAGGTAGAAGCTATATGAAAACTCCTCGGGGGTGGATTCTTACCGATGAATCCGTGAATCGTATTGTTGAAACAGAGTTCAGGGAAAGAAATGCACAAGTTGAAACGAGGATGAAGAATGACCCGGAATTCAAATTAATATATCAAAAAGATCATGGGGAAGGTAATACATCGTTTACATCATCTAAAGGAAATTTCAGTGTTCGCGAAGTCGCAGCGATTCGCCTCAGAAATAGCGAAAAAAATACCAATGCCAAGAATTTAATCTCGTTATTTTCTTCCGATACTCAAACATGGGTTATCCCTATGATTGAGGGAAATATTTCACTTGAAGATAAAATCTGGGAACTTATATTAAAGAACGGTCAGTGTGAATTGTATTTAAGGAAAGATAAAAATTCAGCCCCGTATAGGGTTCTCGCGAAGGATAAAGGGGGTAGAATTGAATTTGTTAAAGCCGAAAAAAGGGAGGGTACCCATCAGGAATGGAATGAATCAGTTGGTAACGTGTTGGATATGGGATTATCGGGATCCAAGTTTTACAGTGTTGATATCGTTATCCCCGATGAACCTTTGGAGAAAGCGAGGGCTGCGATGATTGGAGAGGAAAGAACTTGGGGTGGTAAGATATACGTTAAAACGACTAAGGGCTGGCGACCCAAAGGAAAGGATTCGTCTTCAACAAAACAAGATGAGACGGAAAGGAATCAAACATCACAACCCGAAAACAAGGTTCAAGATAAGAGATCGATTCTTGAGGAATATGCTGCAAATGCCACCGATCAACAACTTGAATCTGCGATCAAGAAACCGGGGCAATCCGATGAGGTGAAACAGATCGCCCGGCAAGAATTGGAGAGTAGGAATGTATCCGCGAAGGAAGAGGCTGATGAGATAAGTGATGCGTTAAATCGTTTATTAGAGAGTGATGAATTCGACGATGAATTCAAGAGAAGGGTGAAGGAAAAACTCGATGAGAGAAACGCTAAAAAACAAGAAAAACGGAAAGGTTAGTCGTATAATTCTATCTACATGCAAACTTTTACATATAAAAAAAGAGCGTTTGAAAATTTAAACATATACTTTCACGGAGATGAATGAGGAAACTAATCTTTCGTACAGCAAAACGTACGGATTTAATATGGATAAGAATACACAGGTATACGCGAGATTTAGTCAGCATACCGTGTGATAATAAGTAAATCGAAATCGATAATGGAAGATAAATTTAATTTCTGGGTTCCTATAGATATAGAGAAGGCAAAGGGGTCGAAAGAAAAATCGACTGGTACTGATGATGATTCACGGTATGACAACATGGTTTTCGAGGGTGTTGCAAGTGATAGTAGCGAGGATGATGAGGGTGAATCCATGAATCCCAATGGGTTTATATTGGACAGGTTTTTGAAAAGCGGGCTGTTAAATTTAGATCACCTAACATCACGATCGAAGGAGAATAAATCGCGTTTCTGGATAGGGGAACCTCTCGACGCATGGGTGAAAGATAATAAATTTTTTGTTAAAGGGAAGTTGTGGAAAAAATCACCGGAAGCGAGAGCGTTCTGGGATAAGTGCATTCAGATGGCTGAATCGGGGTCAACCCGCAAACCCGGAATGTCGATAGAAGGGAAGGTCATCGAAAGAGATAAGACAAATCCCCGAAAAGTAAGTAAGGCGTTGATCACAAACGTTGCGCTAACTTTTCAGCCGGTGAATACGAATTCATTTTTTGACATTATCAAGGGACGTCAATCTGCTGATTTCATCGATTACGAATTTGAAAGTGATAAAGATTTTGACGAAGGTGACAAGGTGATCTTGGAGTGGGAAGATGAACGGGGAAATCTATTAATGTTGGATACCAAGTTTAGAATCAAGGTCAAGAAAAAACCCCAGTACAAGGTGAAAACAATCGAAAAAATAACGAAAAGTTTTAAATCTGGCCTAATTTCAGAGAAAGTTTACCGTGATTTTGTCAAAAAGATTGAGAAAAATTTTCGTTTGTCAAATTAATTATTTATTTTTATCGCACAATGTAAGAATTAGAAACTAAATATTTAAGAAATGAAACCGATTACGAATGAGATAGTGCAGGAATTGCAAAAGAGGGGTCTTTCTTTGGATCAATATTGTGGCGACTCCGTCGTGAGTGCTTTGATGGATGCGGATTTTGAACACGACTACATCTTGAAGAGTATTGATAACGGAGAGATTTCCACTTTAAGTAAATCAAAGTACACTGAAAAAGAGGAAATCGCCTATGATGAGAAAAAATCGGGCGAACATGAACGTCGCGATTACGAAGAAGGAAAAAGAGCCGGAGAGGCGGAAGAAAAGGATAAGTTGGAGAAAAAGAAAAAAAGAGAAGACGAAGACGATGAAATGGAGAAAGCATTACAGGCGGACTTCTATAAATCACAAAAGGAATTCCTTTCTGATCTTTCGGAATCTCTTGGGGAAATGAAATCCATTATGAAATCAATAAAGGATGAGATTTCGGTTTTAAGAGACCAACCAATGCCATTCCGCTCTGTTGATAAGGGTGCGGTACTGGAAAAATCATTTGGTGTTAAAACAACCGATGATGGAAAGAAAGTTCTTTCAAAATCAATACACCGTGAACCTTTGAAACGGATCATGACTGAATGCTTTGAGAAGGCACAGGACGGTGATTTGAAAAAATCACTTGCGAACGATATCATGTCTTATTCAACAGGTAGCGCGATGATATCTCAATCGACCATCGATTACCTGGGTAAACAAGGTATTGAAGTTGTTGAGTAATTAAATTGAATCAGAATAAATAAATAAAATATGTTAGAACAAATTGGTTTAAATGAAGTTGCTCCGGGGATCGATCGCGGAGAGTTCTTAACTGCGGATATTCTGAAGGCGATGGAAGCCGGTCTTATGACTGGTATGCAATATGCCAACACTCTGAATAACGGAGGTGGCTTGAAAGTGGAGTCTTTGGATGGCGTTATCAAGGTGTTGGAATATACTGAAAAACAGTTGGTATTCTGGAAAAACATCGGAAAGAAAAAAATTTATAATACCGTACATCAATACAATCAGTTGGTGAAATACGGTAACAATGTCGGTATTGCTAATCTTGAGGGAGAAACTCCTCAATTCACTGATTCACAATACAGACGCAAACCGATCATCACGAAATTCTTGGGTGTGAGCGGTCAGGTTACACATCCCGCAACGTTGGTGCGGATTGCAGCAGAGGGTGATTCAATGTTTGAACTCGAAGTTCGTAACAAAACGTTGTTGTTGTTACAATCCTTGAACACCGCATTGACCAATTTCGACAGTAGCTGCATCGAGGAAGAATTCTCAGGAATCTGGCAACAACACGTTGAGGGTATCATGGATATCTACGGAGGTATGGCGGGTAAAACATCCGAGGGTGTTCTTGACACTTATTACGCTGACCCGGCCGTGGTTGACGCTGACGGTGGTATCTTGAACGATTTCTTGATGCAAGAAGCCACTAACACAATCGTTAACCTACGTTACGGTTTCGCTGACAAGATCATCGCCAACCCGATCGTGTTCACTGATTACGTGAACGACCATACCGCCAACAAGGTTCTGAATGTTAATGGAGTGTCAGGCAGCATGATGAACGCGAGAGCAGGTTTGCAGGTTACCAGTGTTGCAACCCAGTTCGGTGACATTGATTTCATGGCGGATCCGTTCTTTGATAGCAAACCGGCTCGTTTATTTAATTCACCGGCAACAAACGATAAGGCACCGGCAGCACCTGTTAAAGACGTAGCAGCCGCTGTTTCAATTGTTGCGGCTGATTCAAAAACGAAATTCACGAATCATGCGGGTACGTATTTATACGCCGTCGCAGCTAAAAACCGCTACGGTGAGAGTGCGTTAACGAAATTGAACGATGCGGCTCAAGCTGTGACTGCAACTGGTTCGGTAGATTTGAAATTTACCGCCGCGATCAATTCAACGTACCCGACACAAGCATTTGTGATTTATCGTACGGAGGCGAACCCGGCAAATCCGAACACGGCGAACTATTATCCGATTTTCCAAATCCCTGCAGCAGCGTTAGCTTCTGGGTATGATGGAGCCGCCGCTGGTGCGGTTCGTGATAGAAACCGCTCTATCGCAGGCACTCATTCGGCATTGGTATTTAAGATGGATGATTCTTTGATCCAATACTTGCAATTAGCCGATACTATGAAAATGGAATACGCGATCACTTCTCCAAGTAGACGTTTCTCCATTTTGAACTACGGTACGCCGGTATTATACGCTCCCGGTAAATTCGTGAGAATTTGCAACATCGGGAGACCGAAAGCATAATCTCGTTGCTAAATATTGGTAGTTATAAGGGGGAGTGATTAAAATCACTCCCTTTTATTTTGATAATGGGAAGTTTTTTTTTACCTTTATAGCTGAATCTATGTTAACAATAAATTTTTAAAGTATGAAGATAGAATCTCAAGTGTATAGAAATCAAACGATTAGAATCTTTGATGAAGATATCGAATTTGTTAATGGCATTGCCGATGTAACCGACGAGTTAGGTGAGAAAGCTATATCATCAGGCCTACCCATTTATATTGAAGGGGGCGTTCCGTCAAATAAAACAAAATCAGAACTGATGCTTGAAAATGAACTCTCAAAACGAGTGGCGGGATACAAGGCAGAAACGGGCTTTTTGAAGAATGAAATTATGGGCCTGAATTTAAAGATCCAGAAACTTAACGAGGAGCTTGTTTTATGGAAAGGAATTTGTGAGAAATTAAAAAAACACATCGATCCAACGTTGCTGGGTGAAATTCTTAATAAATCAGCCGAAGTTGAAAAAGAGGAGTCCGATACTAAACCCGGGAAAACTGAGGCCGATACCGAGACAGAAGACAATGAAATTCTAAAACGGTTGAAAGAGAAGAAAAAAGATGAGTTAATTGATATGGCTAAACAACTTGGAATTAGCGAGGATCAATTGATGGTTGACGGAAAATTCAGAACGAAGGATGATATCATTGAATTACTTATGTCCGTGAAGTAATGAAACTCACACTGTCTATAAAATATAAGAAGAATACAGGGTTATTATTTTCACCGGCGGAGGTGATAACCCTGTATCTGTATGGTATTGAGATTAACGCGACGAATGGCACTAAATTCTCTGATGAAGCTTATACATATTATGTGAGAGAGGCTCAGAAAACGGTTGAAAATTGGTTCTCCGTGAAAATTATCAAACAGCTGATAACTGAATCATCTTCTTATTACTGGGACAGTTATAGTCAACAGTTTCCAATAATCAACACGAAGTATATAGTTCAAAGACCTCTTGCATTGATTGGTCTTTTAAAAACGATTGAACAAGTAAGATATCCCGTTGAATGGTTATCATATGCGAAGGATCCTGACCAAATTGGCGGAAGACGTATAAGTATAGTTCCGACGGGGTCAGGTGGAATGGCTGCGAATCAGGATAGTATTTTAACGGGTATCGTGACTCAACTTGGAATTCAAAGATTTCGTAACATACCCGATTACTGGAACTATCAGTACATAACGGGATTTGATCTTGATAATTTACCGTGGGATTTAATTGGAATAATCGGTAAACTTGCAACTTTCGGGCCGCTAAATATAGCGGGTGATTTGATTCTCGGAACTGCGGGTGTTGCGAGTCAGAGTCTTTCGATTGATGGTTTGAGTCAATCAATTTCAACAACGGCATCCGCAACATCAGCGGGGTATAACGCGAGGTTAATCAATTATGGGAAAGAAATTACCGAAACAGTGAAACGGATCGAGGGTATTTACAAGGGGCTACAATTTGAGGTATTATGAGCAAAAATTACACGTTACAGCAGTCGCCTAATACGACGGGATATCCGTCACCTGAATTTGATAAGGGTGCGTTTGATGCGGCAATCACTCAAAAAGGGTATAGGATATATCAGGAACGGGCTGTTGCGTGTCCTTGTGGAATGGATGCGGGCCACCCGAATCCATCGTGTCCTTATTGTGGGGGAACTGGTTATTATTATATTGATCCAACCGAGGTGATATGCTTAATTACGGGCGTTAATGTTAACACGAAATACCGGGAATGGACGATGGATAATGCTGGTACCATTGCGGTTTCAACGTATGATGAGGGGTTGAACTTCAGTTTTTTTGATAAATTAACATTTAAAGAAAAGTTTGGGA